TTTTTTAACGTAAATGCTCCCCAGTTAGGGGCTATACGTTACCCGTAGGCAGGTCTGAAATCCTGGCCGCGGATAGATACTAGCGTTTAAGTTTACTCTTAAACGTTAGCAGAGCTTGCGTTAACTCTGACGAGTTCCGCAAACAGCTGTAGAAATCAGGATCAAAGATCCTCTTCTGCAGATGCCTGTTACACACGTTGATGAGGTGTAGAACAGGTTTCGTCAAAGGGTCTCCCATAAGGACTCCTTGCCGAAGTGTAATGACACGTACGTTTTGAACGTCCGTCTCATCACCCAAGTCTCCTATCATGCCTGTGGCATGAAAGTAGATCTGACGTGGCTTGTAACATGTTTCTATTACAATTCCACGTAGGATGTCTGGAATGCCGCACTTGCGCATCCAGGCATCTCCCAGGTCCATTGCGACGTCGTGTCGCAATGAATCGGTTGCCTCTTTGTAGTCAGTCGATGACACAAAGAGGTCCTCGAAGGTATCAGTTCGTTCAACATATCCTTCGAATGTGGTCTCCTCTCTGCTAAGAAGAGAGAACACCTCTGACCTCTCTATCTCACTGGAAAGTGAGTTAAAGAAGTTCCACCCGTGATTGGAAGCTCCCATCCCGGATGTACTGCTTCGAATCCCTTTAAGTAGGGGTTCGGAACAAATCTTGCTCACAAGATCGAGAACGATCTTGAGGCAAGCACGGGCCTTGGTAACGCTACGAGCTTTACCAGGCTCCTTCACCACCGTGAGGAACGCTTTTCGAAGTTCCACCGGGGGTGTGTGGAGAACTCGGTCTAAACTGACCCAGAATATAAGTTCTCCCACCGAATCAAACTCGTCCTTGAAGTGGGATGAGATGACTCGTCCGGTGTCTAAGTCCCGTTTCGGGATCTGAGACATCGGGTCGACGTCGCAGATCATTTGTTTGATCTGCTCCGTCGTTCCACCTTCTTTCCGGGTCTTTTCCCAGCAAGCGGCGGACGTCACTGTTACTCTCGACTTTGTCGATAGTCCAGTCACAGCGGCAACGGGGAGGTCCTTGATGACCTCCTCGATTGCCATACGCCTCAGAGAACGCACTGTTGTGTTCTCTGAAGGCGGCTCCAGCGAGACAGTTTCTAAGAACTTTCTCTTCGACTGGAGAACGACCAGTGGTGGCGGTG